GCGTAAGAGCCCCCCGAGATTTCGTTCGTGCCGGTCTGCGCAGGGGTTGCCGAGTGCAGACTGAGGTAGTAGGTCGTCGAGGGGACGAAGACTGCGGCGATTGCCGTGTTCTCCGATGCGACTGCGAGAAGTGCCATGAGTGCTCCTAGTTAGCGTTGTTGATGATGACGGTGGAAGGGTTGATAGTGGCGGTGGCGGTCGTCACCTTGATCCACCAGCCCGAGGGCACGTCCACAGGAATCACCTGCGAGGCGGCGGCGTTAGCGGTAGTCGAAGGAACGACGACGGTGGAGGTCGAGGAGGTCGAGCCGATGGCGATGGAGACCGTGCCCGATGCAGCGCCCGTGATGGCGACGTAGTAGGTCGCCGAGGTGGTGTTCGTGTTCTGCACAGCCGTCCCCGAGGTGAGCGTGACGGTGCCACCAGCCGCAGGAGCGCCACCCTGCACCGAGGTCGAGACGACGGAGACCTGTGAGCTCGCTGACGAGCCGGTCTCGTGCTTGGCGATGGTGGTCGAAGCGTATCCTCGTCCGTTGCCGGAGTTCGAGGAGTAGATGGTGATGTGGTTGGTGGAGTAGTTGGCAGCCGAACACAGAATCTGCTCGTTGTCTACCTTGAGCACGAAGGGGCCGGAGGTGCCGAGGGGAATCGTCGTCGGGTTGCCGTTAGCGTCCACTTGATAGAGACCCTTGAGGCTGTAGACCTCGAACGTCTCGTTGTTCTTGTAGGTCGAGGCAATCGGGCCCACGAGCCAGGTCGTCGGCTCCGTAATGAGGGGAGCGACGAGGTTAGAGATAGATACGGTCACTTAGGTTCTCCTAGTTTGATTTGGTACAGCAGTTCTTTATGGTCGGCGAGCATCTGCTTCGTGGCCTCAGAGACCTCGAGGTGATACTTCGCCAATTCTGACGAGATGCGGTCTGCACGCTTCGCAGCGATGAGCAGGATTGCCCCCTGTAATCCTGCCAGTGTCGAGAGCAACAGGTTCAGCAGAATGAACGGGAACGGGTCGAATCCATTGACGCACATGTTGTACGTCATCCATACAGCCATGAAGCCGACGAAGCCGAACACGAAGGGCCACGAGCCCATGCCGTGCCTCATGCGGTCGGCGGCCTGCTCGCCTAGCGTGCGGTCATCTCCCGAGCGAACGGCTGGGTGGAAGTGCCATGTGTCGTGCCGCTTCACAGGCCCTCGTGCGCCCCGAGGTGCCGGTCAATCTTTGCGTCCGTAGCGTCGAGCTTGAGGTCGAGTTTGGTCAGCACGCTTTCGATGCGGTCGATTGCGTCTCGCATGGACGAGCCGTGATTGGGCTTGTATTGCGCCTTAATCTCCTCAATCTCCGAGGCGAGGCGCTCGGCAGCGAGGTCTGAGGCTTTGGAAGCGACTCGGTGGTGGAGGAATTGCTTGACCTGGTTGATGGTCTTGAACGTACCCCAGACGAAGCCGAGGAAGAAGCCGATGCTGACGATAAAGTTAATCCACCAGTTAGCGGTGTTGAGCGACAATCCCAGCATCATGATTTGGGCTCGAAGGGTCGGACTTCGTGGCCTTGCACCTGTGGCACTACCTTCGTGACGGTAGGCGTGGCGACCTTGTGCGTGTCAGGTGTGCGAGGCGTGCCGGTGATGCCAGTGTGGAAGCGCAGGTAACGCTGAGGCTGGCGACCGTCCTGTGAGACGTGCACGAGGCTCGGGTCGCCCTGCTGACCGTGCGAGATGGTCAAGGGGTCGGGACCGGCCTGCACGATGAGCGCTGTGTGCCAGCCCGTTGATGGGCCATAAACGATAACGTCGCCAGGCTGCACTTGGGCGAGGGGAATCTCAAGCCCGTGGCTGAGCAGGGTGCCGGTGTAGCCGGTGTGGTTGTAGCCCAGCCCGTTCGGGTCGTCGGCTCCGGCGATCCAGTAGCACCACGTCACGAAGGCTGAGCAGTCAGCGTTGATGGGGAACTGCGGAGGATAGACCCCGATGGCACTCATGCGCAGAGGCCCCTCGGTGTAGTTGAAGTGTGCGCTGTTTGCGTGAGCCCACTGAGCCCACTGCACGATTGCTTGGCGTGTGTCGTTCATGATTCTCCTAACTAATGCCGATGACGGTGATGTGGGCGAAGGCGACAGTCATGGAGGCGCTGCCGCCGGTCTTTGCGAAGAGGTAGAGGCTAAAGGGCTGGGTGTCGGGGGCGTTGTAGATGAACGAGCTCGAGAACGATGCGGCCTGTGTCGCCTTTGTGAAACCAATCTGGTAATCCATGATGAGTGGGGAGGGGGTCAGGGTCGGGTCTGGGTTGAGACTGAGAGCGGCGTAGACCTGCGTGTCTGCCGAGGGCAGGGAAATGGTCCCGCCGAAATTGAACAGGATGAGGTAGCGCAGGAAGCCAGCAGGCGTGGTGTTCGGTCCGGTGTAGGTGGCGATGCTTGTTAGTGCGCCGAGGTTGGTGTAGTTCGTGGTGACACTTTTGCCCGTGTTGCTTGGCGTGCCGCTATCCCACGCCCCACCCTGCCGCCAGAATGAAGCGTCTGAGCCGTCGCCCAGCGAGGTGAGTGATGCGCCGAAGTTCGAGGAGTTCTTTATGACCATTAGTTGTGTACCGGATAGGGGTCGAGGACGAATGAGGAGTGCCAGGTGCCAGGGTCAGCCACGAAGTCGTGCGTGATGCTCTCGATGACCATGCGAGCACTAATAGCGTTCGCTCCCGAGGCGTTAGGCATGGTGCGCTCGAAGGAGATGATGTCTCCGAGTCCTGCGTCCAGCATGGAGGGCAGGTTCGCCCCGTTGCTCGTCTCGCTGAGGAGCGTGACGTTGTTCACTCTCCAGAGGGGCTGGCGGTAGATGTAGCCGAGGAAGTAGGCCGTGCTCTTAGCGTCTGCGAGCGAGGTTGAGACCGTTGAGCTCTTCGTCAGCGTGGAGAAGCCCCAGCGAGCCTCGGCGGTCACGTTCTCATAGATCTGGTCCGTGCCTGCCTGTGGAGTGATGCGCACGGTCGTCCAGGTGTCAGCGTCGTCGAAGATGACCTCACAGGATGGCCCGTCATAGCGCAGGGCTCCGCTCGAGGTGTCGCTCCATGTGTAACCTGCTGAGGCCGAGGTGGGGAGCCACATCCAGTAATACCCCAGCGCCGGAGTGCCGCCGGTCCACCCTCCCGAGAAGGTGAGCGTGGTCGCCGTGTTGGAGGTGACGATTGCCGAGGACGTGCCGGAGTTGAGGATGACCCCGACCCACTGGTTCGTTGTCCACGTCGAGGTGCTGTCGGTCAGCGTGGTCGAGGTGACTGCCGTAGCGGTGCCACTGTCCCAGTTGCCGAAGTATTTTTGCGTGTCGAAGCGGAAGGTCCCGTTTGGCGTTTGGTAGAAGGAGCCCAGGTCGGTCTCGGTAACTTGCTGAATGAGGTCCAGCGCCGTAGATCCGGTGATGGGTGAGTCCCAGTAGTAAGGCTCTACCGAGGCGAAGCCGTTGTGCACGTTCCCTTCGGTGTAGCCCGAGGTCACTTGCTGGTATCCGTAGCCGATGGCGAAGTTCGAGACGCTGAGCGTGCAGGGATTGACGAGGCCGCCGTCATTGTTGATTGTGCCCCAGCCTGCGAGGGTGAGAATCTCAGCGATGCGGTCGCCTGAGATTACCTTGTCAGAAGTGACGGGGAAGCCGAGCTGCAGCAGAGAGCCTGCACGGTAACGCTGCTGAATCTGCGCCTGAGGAACTGAGACGACGTTGGAGATGACAATCTCGTCCACCTGTCCGTTGTAGGTGGGGTTCAGCCCATCCCCACCGATAAATAGGAGGCCGTTTGAGCTCAGCGAGGTGGCGCTCAGGCCGGTGATGACGGTGAACGTCCCGTCGCAGTAGAGATAGGTGACGCTGCCGACCACGACAAGTCCGACGTGGTGCCAGTAGCCGTCATTGACTGCGATGTTCGAGGAGACGTTGAGTGACGTGGTGGTAGTCCCCGTCCACGCCTCTAACTTGCCCGAAGCGCCGACCTTTATCTGCACCGTCGTCGTGCCGCCACTGACTAACTGCGTGACGAGTTGCTTGTTTGTTGTCTGCCCGAGAATCCAGAAGTCCAGCGAGCCGATGCCGGTCTGAGTGGGGAGGGCGATGACCCCAGCGCCCTGATTAGATGCGCCTGCGAGGTCCACACAGCCGTTGGAGTCGTAGATGATGACCCCGTTATTGGGATAGGACACCTGCCCGAAGAAAGTGCCGTTAGCCCCTGTGCCGGTCTGGTCCACGATGTCCGTCGAGTAGGCCACGCCTGCGCCGGTTGAGGTGGCGGTCACGCCGGTAATCGTCGTAGTGAACGAATTCGCCGTGACTGACGTGACCATGACGTTTGCCTGGTTCAGCGTAGCGAGCCCACCCAGCCCCGAGACGGTCACGCCATCGCCCACCTTGAAGACGTTGTTCGTGCAGTAGTAGGTGATGCTCGTCCCGTTGCCAACTGCTGAGGTGACGACGGTGCTGGAGTAGTTAGAGCACCGATACCAGTTCTTCGTGGCGGCGGAGTTGGCGTAGGTCTGCCAGAATGAGGGGCGGTAGAGGTACTTGAGGCTCAGGTACTTCGTCAGGTCGGTGGCTTCGATGTCGAGGTCCGAGTTGAGTTGGTCCCCGACCTTCTCTCGAATGGTGTCGATGATGCCGAAGTAGATGGGGTAGGTCGTGCCGCTCCAGGTGGCCTGAATTGCGACCGGCATGCGAGGGGCGATTTGGTTCGTGTTGTTGAAAAAGCCGTCTCGGTTGTTGAGCGTCATCTTCAGCGTCGATGCTTCGACCCGATCGAGGTAGTGCTGCTTGCCGGTGCGAGTGGAGAAGTCTCGGACGTACTTGCCCACATAGGTCCAGTAGGAGTTCGAGGTTCCCGAGGCAGGGAGAGCCTGACCAGTCGAGGCGATGAAGTTCGTGGGGTTGAAGCCAATCCATACGTCGATGACTGGAAGCGATGCGATGGTGGTCATCGGAGCCTCCGCTTCGTCGTAGGTGCTGGCTTCTGTTGCTGAGCAGCGTGTCCGTACAGGTTCCCCATCGAGCGTACCTGTTTCGTCTGCGAGATGCGGATAGCCTCAGCGACGGCCTTGATGAAGGCAGGGTTGTCTACGAGCTTTCGAGCAATCGTCGTAAGGTCAATCTCGACTTCGATGTCGAGAGCGTCTGGGCGAGCAATCTCGTCTGATGCCATTACTTGACCGTAGCCTTGAGTGTGACCTTCGTCTTGCCTGCGCCAGCAGTGGGGCTGAGCGCTTTAGCAGCGCCAGAGCCAGGGACGAATAGCGACTGACCGTTGCCGAGGTTGAGGTAGTAGCCGTTTGATGGGTAGGTGCCGGTCATTGGCTTGCCCTGCGGAAGATACGAGCCCGAGGAGATTTGCCCTGCTGCGCTTTGCACTTGCCCTGGAATGTTCATAAGGGTCTTGGCAACGTAGGCCGCTCCGACCACGCCGACGAGAGGAGGGACGAGCTCAGCAAGAGTGGCGGCTGGCAGTTTGCTCATGATTCCCTTGACGATGCCGGTCTTGCCGCCTGCAAGTTCGCCGATTTCGACGGTGCCTTCTCCGACCATCGCCGCAGTGTTTGCGGCAATCTCCGTGAGCAGTGAGATTTGGGTGACGGCCTGCTCGCCAGTGACGATGGACTTGACCCCTCCGGCAATCTTGCCGAGACCCCCGAGCACTTTCCCGAGCCCTGAGGCAATCTTGAACACGACAGCCGAGGCGAAGATGCCGATGGCAGCGTCCGTGGCAATCGTGCGCACGATGGGGTGCTTGTCGGTGTATTTGACCGCACTACTCACCCAGTTGGCGACTGCCGCCACGTCGGGGAGGAGGAGAAGCCCGAAGCCGGTGAGGGCGTTCTTGGACTGCTGCTCTAGTTGCTTGAGCTTGAAGTTGAGTTGCTCAGAGGTGAGGCCGAACTTGACGCTGAGGTCAGCGCCACTCGACTTCTGCAGGGTCTTGTTAGCCTTCGCCACTTCGTTTAGGTTCTTGGCGAGGGCCGAGACGAGGCCAATGGAGGCAGGGCCGAACGTGTCCTTGATGAGCGTATTCATCGGGATACCGGTCTTGCGTGACTGCGTCTCCAGCATCTTCAGCACGTCCACGAGGCCGGTGCCAGGCCTGCGAGCGGTCTTGGCGAGGACTTCAGCGTTGAGTCCGAGCGACTTCATCTGCTTCGAGGAGGAGGCGGTGGGGTTCTCCACCTTCTCTAGACCCGTTGCGAGTGAGGTGTAGGCCTTCGCAGTACCGAAGCCAGCCTGTGACGCTACAGCCGAGATAGAGGCCATCTCAGCGAGGTTCATGCCCGATGCGGCGAGCTGCGCTCCGACCTTGCCCTGGAGCACGCCGGTCAGTTGCTCCAGCGATCCGACGTGCATCTTGTTCGCATTGACCATGAGGTCAGTGATGGCGGCGACGCTCATCCCTCGAGCAATCTGCAGTTTTTGGATGCCGATGATGGACTGAGTAGTCGAGACGACATCCCCACCCGTGATGGCTGCACCTTTGGCGGCGCTTTCCACGAGGTTGTAGGCGGCCTTGCCTCGGTAGCCAGCCTTCTCCACCTGGAGGAAGGCTTCACCAATCTTCTCCGACGACATAGCGGTCTGGCTGGAGATGTTGAGGATGGAGCCCTTGAGTGAGTCGATTTCCTTCGCCGATGCGCCCGACTGGTTCTGAATCTTGTCGAGGATTTCGTTAAACTTCAGAGCCTCTTCTATGCCGTAGGCAGTAATCGCCCCACCCAGACCGATGACGGCAGAGGAGGCCTTGCCTGCGAACTTGGAGAACTTTCCCGAGGACTCTTCGGCAGACTTGCCGAACTTGTGCATCTTCTCCTCAGCCTCGGACATCTTCGCCATGTATTCCTTCGTGTCAGCGAAGAGCGTGGCGATGACGGGGTTTAGCAATCCCATGATTACTCCTGAGCCTGATTGAAGAGACGGTGGGCGAGTGCGTTGAGGCGCTCAGATGATGCGTCCACGCCCATCTCCATAAAGGGGAAGGCTGGGGAAGCGATGAAGCGAGTGCCGAACTCGACGAAGGGTGCGTAGTCCATCGAGGGGCCGGTGCCGGACTCCCAGCCCTTGCCCGACTGCCGGACGTACTTGCGAGAGATTGAGCTGCGCAGGTTGCCGGTGCGGATGGTGGGGTTAGGGCGCTGGGCTTTGTAGGGGCCGGTGCCCTTGTAGTAGACGTGGCCTGACTTGGAGACGGTGCGAGAGCCACCAGGGCGTGCCCTGAACTGCTCCTTAGCACTATCGCCGATGATGTCGGCTCCCTCGGTGACGAACTGACGAGCGGCGAGGCTCATCTTCTCCTTGTCACGCTTGAGTTGGTCGTTGAACTCGGGGATGCCTGAGACGATTACCCTAGCCACGCTCAACCTCTCTAAAGACTTGATCTATTGCCAGCAGCCAGTCCGTCACCTGCCGAGGCTGGTCGAGGAACTCCTCATGCGAGCCTCCGAGGGCTTTGCGGAAGCGGTACTCACGAGTGAGGTCAGCCACTTCTGCGTCCACCTCAGTCGTCTTGCCCTCGAGCGCCGACTTTAGTTTTGAGAGCCGGCGATAGGGGCTTTTGGGTCGATGTCTGGCTCCGTGTTTATACCGGAATTGTTGAATTCATTGCCGCAGGATTCCGCTAGTACGTCGAAGGTGGCCTTAGGCAGGTCGAGCACCGACTCAAGGGTCGGCAAGTCGCCCAGCGTCCACTGCTTGACGAGCCCGACGATGAGCTCAGCCTGGTAAGCGTCCATCGCCTTCACCTGGTCATCCGACAGCGTGCTGTACGCTCCCCACGTCTCTGGCTTCGTGTCATCGAATCCGAGGGAGGCGAGGTGTGCAGCAACACTGGCGGCTGACAGGTACGCCCGAGAGATGGAGCGAGTTGTGCGCTCGCTGATTTCGTCTCGGGAGGCGATGACTGCTGACTGGTTGTTGGGTAGTTGGATGATTGGCATTGTTCCCCTTCTTTCTTGGTTAGTAGGCGGCGGACTGTCCGTTGATGGTGACTACCTTGATGGGCGAGTAGCCGGTGGCAGCGTCGGTGGCGTTGGCGTTGGCGGTGAACTCCACCTCAATCTCGGTGTATTCCTTGCCTCGGGTGCGCTTGACGTTGTGGAACTGCGCAGTCGTCATGGTCAGAGCCACTGAGTGCTGGGTGCCACCAGATGCGTCGTTAGGGTCGGTCAGCGTGATGACGATGGCCTGAGGCGAACGGGTGAGACCGTAGGCGCTGGAGCCGGTGGTGAACACGTCAGCGTTCGTAGCCACGACGAAGGTGAACTTGCCGGTGACTTCGATGGGCCCGACGAACAGGTCGTAAGGGGCCTGCTGTCCGAGAGTGTAGATCGCCTGCGTCTTGCGGTTGATGGTCAGGTCGCCGGTGGTGACGTTGGTGTACGTCGTGCCACCGATGGAGACCGTCGTGTCCCATGCCGGAATCAGGTGCTCTGAGCCCAGGCTGAGCGAAGCGAACACGGTGGGCGCTGAGGTGTAAGAGGTGTAGGGGTTCGCCAAGTACTTGATGGTGGCCTCGGCTGCGGCCTCTGCTCCGAAGGTCAGGGCGAGCGAGTCGGCCTGCGATGCGGTGGTGGTGAAGTAGTTCGCACCGTCGAAGTCGAGGATGGAGTAGGTGGGGGGCTGCGAGCCGGTCGAGGCTGAGTTCAGCACCTTCATCGTGTGGGTGTAGGCGGTCGAGCCAGTCACCGTGTC